CCTAACTCACGCAACAACTACAGCGACTGCTTTAGGAATTATTATTCCTGCAAACAGTCAAATCATTAATATTGATATCGTAGTAGAGCAGTTATTCGCTAACTCTTCTACAACTACAATTGCTGTTGGAAATGCTACAGGTACTCCAACAAATATTGGAGCAGCTCATAACGTTTCTGCTACAGCAGTAGGACCATTAAAAATGTTACAAGCTTCAGCAGCAGCTTGGCACGACATTGGTACTAGCGACATCGAACTTTTTGGTATCGTTGTTGCTAACTCTGCAACTGCAGGGAAAGCAAGAATCGTTGTTACATACGCACAAAACAATAATTTAACTGCGTTTTAATAATTAATAATTTAGTGTGGGCTTCGGCCCACACATAATTTAAAAGGAGAAAAATTAATGAGTACATATCCAGTAGATATAAAATCGACGACAGCTTCAGGTATCGCTACACACGATGCGGGTGGTACAGCAGGACCTGGCAGAGCTTTAGGTCTTTTTGTATCTAAAGAAGGTGGACAAGCTGCAACTACGG